AATTAAACGTATTACAAGAGACGCAGGAACAGAACACACTTGGGATGTTTCAACTGACAACGAAACTTATACCTTGTCAAATGGATGCATTAGTCATAACACTAGTGCGCAAATTGCAAATGCAACAAATGGCATCGAGCCGCCGCGTGCATTTATTAGTGTAAAGCAAAGCAAGCACGGAGTACTAAAGCAAGTAGTACCGGAATACAAGCGCCTTAAAAACAAGTACGATCTGCTCTGGACACAAAAGTCGCCCGAAGGATATCTAAAAATTATGTCTGTGCTACAAAAGTACATAGACCAAGGCATCAGTGTTAACACCAGCTACAATCCTGAGTTTTACGAAGATGAAAAGATTCCAATGAGTGTAATGCTGCAACACATGGTGATGTTCTACAAATATGGCGGCAAGCAGCTTTATTATTTCCAAACAAACGATGGTCAAGGAGAACTTGACGTTAACAAGATGCTAGGTGAAGAAGACTTGCCAGAACTCGAGCAAGTTGATGCAGATGACGACTCAGATTGCGAATCCTGCAAGCTTTGATCCACACTATATAACCATTGACACGCCCAACGGGGCGTGTTACACTCGTAGATACAACAGAGGATATTCAATGAGCGTTTTTGACATAAACAACAAAGTCGACCACACTAAAGTAACAGCATTTTTAGACCCAAGTGGTGGCCCAACTATACAACGATACGACACACTAAAATACAAACAATTTGAGCAGTTAACTGAAAAACAGCTTGGATTCTTTTGGAGACCAGAAGAAATTGATGTCACACAAGATTCAAAAGACTTCAAAGATTTAACTGACCACGAACAGCACATCTTTACTAGCAATCTCAAGCGCCAAATTCTTTTGGACAGTGTGCAAGGGCGCGCACCTATGGAAGCATTTAGCCCAATTGTAAGCTTGCCGGAGATTGAAAACTGGATCACCACATGGACGTTCTCTGAAACAATTCACAGCCGCAGCTACACGCACATCATACGCAATATCTACACAAATCCTAGTAAGATCTTTGACGAGTTGCTGGACATCAAAGAGATTGTCGAATGCGCAGAAGACATCTCCAAGTATTATGATAATTTGATTGAAATGTCTTCGTATTACAATCTTCTAGGCGTGGGCACGCATACAGTCAACGGCAAAAAAGTTGTTGTGGACTTGTACGAACTTAAGAAGCTGTTGTGGCTAACACTAATGAGTGTGAACATCCTCGAAGGCGTAAGATTTTACGTTAGCTTTGCATGCAGCTGGGCATTTGCTGAAATCAAGAAGATGGACGGCAATGCCCAAATCATCAAGCTTATTGCACGTGATGAAAACTTGCACCTTGCCTCGACCCAGATGTTGCTGAAAATCCTTAAGAAAGACGATCCAGACTTTGCAAAAATTGCAGAAGAAACAGAAGACGAATGTGTGCAAATGTTTGTTGATGCAGTTGATCAAGAAAAAGCATGGGCCGATTATCTGTTCAAGGATGGATCAATGCTGGGTATCAATAGAGAGCTGCTGGACAACTATATTGAGTGGATTTGTGCCAAGCGTATGCAAAACGTATATTTGCCGTGTCCATACAAAACCCCGAGAGATAATCCATTACCGTGGACACAAAAGTGGATCAGTGGGGCAGACGTACAAGTGGCCCCACAAGAAACACAAATTACCAGTTATGTCAACGGCGGCACCAAGCGCGATGTTGACGGTGACACTTTCAAAGGCCTGAGCTTGTGAACACTGTTATATGGACCAAAGACAGTTGTGATTTTTGCGTTAAAGCAAAATCTATGCTGACAAGCAAAGGCATCGAGTTCGAAGAGAGAAATCTTTCTAGCAATGTATGGAATAAGGAGCAGCTATTAGAAGCTGCTCCTACTGCAAAAACAGTGCCACAAATATGGCTTTACGGAAAGTACGTAGGCGGCCACGACAACCTATGTAGGTATTTTGACGACCACAATATGTGGACAGGCGATTGCGAACTTTAACAACATAAATTATAAAGGAAATATAAATGATTATTGAAATCCCAGTATCTTCGGGCGATATTGTTACTATTAAGATGACCACAGGCGACGAAATTATTGCTCGCTTATTAGAGGTAAGCGAGACACAGTACATTGTTGCCAAGCCGCAAGCATTGATGGCAACTGAAAACGGCATGGGCCTTGGACCATTTGCATTCACAGTCAGTCCCGAAACAAAGATACCAATTAATCGAGCTACTGTTGTGTTTTGTGTCAAAACAGACCCCGACACAGCCAAAACTTACATCGGAAGCACTAGTTCGCTGGCGGCGATATAAATGGCAACTGTATTAACAACACAAATAATTACTAACGATAATTCATCCGAAGAGCTAGTAGTAGTAATCGGCGAAGATGCAGCACTGCAAAGCAGTTCTATTGCAATTGATTATTCAGCTAAACTTACTCGACTAGCTGATGCATTTGATTTACACAACAGCTATCTTGTACAAATAAAAGACGACGTTGAACGACTTAGGTATCTTTCTGACCCTGACAGTGTTGATAACGGAGACGAAAATCACGGCACTGGTTTGAGAGTCTCTCAACCGTATGGTATAATAAATTCTGCATTGCTACATGGGTCTTTGGTAAAAGCGGCTACTGCTCTTGATTTGGACAACGCCATCAATAATACAGATGCAACCAGAGAAGCTTCTGCAATATCTGCACTCGAAGCACTTTTACAACAGTTACGAAACTCTGCATTTTTTCAAGATAATAAGTAATTGACACTGTGCTGCTTATATGCTATAGTTTAGTATAGAGAGGAAAAATCATGAAAATATTAACAGATTGTGACGGAGTGTGGCTAAATTGGATATGGCCTTTCCACAAACACATGCACAACCTGGGCCATTGTCGAAGTAACAGTACTTCTTACGACATGCAAGTTAGTTATCCGGAATTGCAACGAGAAGAAATCCAACAAGCAGTTTTGGATTTCAATAACAGCGACAATATTAGTCGATTGCCTGCATTTAGAGATGCAGTTACTGGAGTCAAACGGTTGCTGGAAGCAGGCTACACGTTTGACATGATAACCAGTCTCAGTGATCAGGTGTCGGCAAAAGAATTCCGACAACAAAATATCGATACTGTGTTTGGTACTAATTGTGTTGAACAACTTATTTCAATAGCCTGCGGAGCCGATAAGGACGAGGAACTGGTCAAGTATGAAGGTACTGGGCTTTGGTGGATCGAAGACAAGCCCGAAAACTGTGATGCTGGGTTAAAATACGGATTGCGGCCAATTCTCATTGACGATCCAACTAATCAGTGGTATAACAACAATAATGTAATTAGAGTGTCCAACTGGGAAGAGTTGTGCGGAGTAATACTAAGTGAGTGACACGCATGAACAGTTAAAATTAACCTGGGCTATATATCTTCGAGAAAGTGAAAAATTCGACGAAGATAGCGTTAAGGTTAGTGCTGTTCGTGCAAGACAAGCACTACACGATATGAAAGAATTGTTAGTTATTCGCCGACGAGAAATCCAAGAAAAGAAAATCGATCAGTAATAAATACTGTGCGGGATGAATATTTAAACCCAGAAACGAGGAATTAATGGACAAAAATAACGTAGACTACTTATACGGCATCGTTGCTCGTGTTGAATACTATTATTCAATTAGAAAAAAAGCTATTCGATACATTATGGAAAACCATATTAAAAACGCAGAGTTGGGTATTAATCTTGTGTTAATGAGCGCAGTGTGGGCTTCTCACCAACGAAACGAGTTCTTAACTGAAGAAGACTTGTTAATATTATTTGGACTTAGTAGAGCCGAGGAGACAGCAGAACTTGATATGGAGGAGAGCGAAGTTTTAAAATTAAATCCTATTCACTTTGAACTCACACTAGACGAAATATTTGACCAAACAGTAGAAAGCTTTAAATAATGGCAGACCGAACAGTAAATAATACATCACAAGAGCTTATTGACGCGTTCTTTAAAAAAGGCGGCGAAGTTGAAACACTGCCGCCGGGTGCTCGATCAGAAGACATTGTGTACACTGGTGGCTTTTACGGACGCCGAAAGAAGAAGAAAGAGGACGAAACATAAGCAACGTTACCGAACCAAACAAGGATTAAAAGAGCCCAATGGTAATGAAGAGAAAACCGGCAGCACATGTCGATATTGAAGATTTAGCAGTAACGTTGGACCAAATGATAGATGCTGGCCATGCAATTGGTGTTCAGTTTCATCACGTTGAAAGTGCTGCAAAGCAACTGCGCCACTTATCTAATCTGCTTGATTCATATCAGTCTGAACGAATGCAGCATAACAAAAATTAAAGGAGAAGTTAATGCATGAAGATTTAGACAAGTGTAACCGACTGAGAGATACAACGTGAGTAAATTTACAATCGAACAAATTAATCACTGGTGCCGGTGCCTTTGTATATGCTTTATGTTGTTTATAGTAGCATTTACAACAAAAAGTTGCGCCGACGAATTAGGAACAGGCATCGGAGTTACAACTTACACTGGCTTTGATCAAAAATGCGAAGCTGCGGGTGGCATTCGACACAGCGGCTTGCGCCTTAGCACGCTTAACCTTATTGAACTTGATTTAGCAGACTAATGGATTATTTTTTGCAAAAATTATATTGTGCGTTAAATAGGCACCAATGGAAGTGGGCAAAGACATCTGGCACTTACACTAGGATTACCCGAATGCGGCAACGATGTTCATGCTGTGGAAAACAACAATCATTTTAACACCAAATCAATAGACAAAAGGAAAGTAACATGGAATTTTTACTAGGAGTTGTGTTTGGCGCCTCTTTGGTATACATATCTTATCATGGACGCAACACACAACTAAAACGGGTATTAACTGCTTTTGTAGAAGCAGAAGTTGAATACATGATAGTAAACAAACTCGGTGATGCTGAAAAACAACACAACATAAAGTGGGCACGTAGAGTGTTGGACGCTTGACAGTGGTTGGTGTGTGTGCTACTGTGAACTATAAACAATGCAGGACTGTACAATGAGAGCGTTTGCACCATTTTATACACCATACCAGATGCTGGAAATTGGAGTATTTGACGGGGGCTATTTTAATAGTTCTCCTGAAGATTTAATTGAAGACATTGAGATTGCACCAGTAAATTTTTATGCCAGCAATGTCGGACTGTCGGCTCAACGTTGGGGTGAGAAAGGATGGATCACGCCCGAAGATCCCCTGGGCTGGTTTCAATGGTATATTAGATATTATCACGGTAGACGCATCGAAGCACTGGACCGTTGGCAAATTGGGCGGTGGAGTTCCTTTGGTGCAAGACACGGTGCGCAGGTACGCAAAAGCGGGTTTGGTAACATTACCAAACGTCCTAGGCAACGTCAAGGATTGTTACACTGGGCACATAACCCTGAACCAGATGTATAGTGAGGTAAGCAGTGATCAAAGTAAAAGCACACATGGTCAGCATTGGCTCGGCCAGGGTTGCAGACACAAACCTCTGCTGCGAGATTGCATTGCCAAAGCCAGTTGCGCTTATGGAACCCAAACATATTATACTGCTGAGGATTTCAGGAGTACCGGTCTTTGACATCACAGAAAGTCTAGGTTCTGAACCAGAGCTAGTAAACAAAGAAGATTGTTATCATGTTCATGCAAATAATTGATAAGTTTATAGATTGGTGGTGCATTGATAATTGCGAGCCGAACCGTGAATTCGAAAACAGCATAGACAGTACATGCTGTTGGAGCGACGATGGAATGTCCTCAGTTTCATTAGTAAAAGATGGCCCTCAGTTTAAAGTTAACGTTGATGCACACAATTGTTGTTATATTGTAAATCACGGCGTTATTACTTATTTAATATATGCATAAGGTATTATTATGAAAAAATGGCAGTCGCAAATACCAACCATTCCCAAAGTTAAGAATTGTATACACTGCTTTGTAACTACAATTGATTTGTTTACTGGACCATATAGCCGTGTAATCTGGTTATCCAGCAAGCAATATTTATTGTTTAGTATACGTTACCCAAATGAGCATGCGGATAAAATACTCGAATCCGACGCCCTACAATATTTTAGAGAAAAACTTTCAGATCAAACATACAACAACATTCTTGAACCTCATGAACAGTGAAAAGCGTTGCTACACCCAGTGGACAGATTTCCGGCTGGGCTTTAAGGCTGGCGGAAAAATCGTTTGGCTGACCGACAACGAACTGTTGATGCACCAATTAGATGGCGAATATTTGTTCGTAGAAATAACCAACGTTGCTATTAAAAAAGTAAACGAAGTCTACATGCATCAAACTGTAGGCCCGGCGGTAGACGGATGAGTGAAAAGAAATGTTATGCCACGCATTACAAAAAGCATAGCTGCCACGGAACGACAAACGTGTCAGGCCTTGTAATATGGCTAACAGACCAAGAACTTTTATTACTAACGATAAAAGGCCGCATCCATTGTGTGGAAGTTGTTAATGCCGATATTAAAAAACGTTACGAAATATTTATGCACCGTACAGTTGACGAAATTAACGGCAATGATTAAAATGAAATCAGAGCTTAATACTAATTTACAAACATTGTATAAATATTAGTATGAGCGCAAATGGTATATCACAACTAACAAACAAGCAAAGCAAGAAGCAAAGCTTGCTCTTGCAGCAAACGACCGTACAGCAGCAGGCAACCCTCGAGATACATCCAACATTGAACTGTTGCCTACAAAATATGCAGGCAACGAGGTCGTCGACAATGAAAATGCTGGCGGACTGCAACCAGGTCGTCCCTGGGTCTAAAATAAAACTTGACACTTCGCACGTTATAGTGTATAAATATATACATGCAGCAGAGAGTAATCGGTTGTTGCATTATTGATGATTGTAATAAATGAAACGGACCTGGGGGCGGTACCCAGATCGTCCACCAAAAGTTTAGACGGGTGATTGACATCTTCAAGGTAGTGCTTGTAAACAACTAAATGATGAACGTTACGGGCGATAAATAGGATCGACGTGCAGGAAAAACAATTATTAGGATACCCGGATTTAAGCTCGGTTAATGCGATCAAACTACTAAATGCAACCGATAATGCAAACACTGTGGAAATGGCCCTAGCGGCTTAATTCACTGGCGCCCGGGGAGAGCGTAGCAACAGAATCTCCTCACTTGCAGCCTAAATTGGGCTACTAGGGTTGACAACTTACCTAGTAATAGAAAAGTTGCTCGCGTACAAGATAGGTATTTCTTACCTTGTACGCTTTTAATAACAGACTGTAAAACGCCCTCGAGACATAGTCTGGGCCGCTGGGCAAATAATGATGTACTTCTTAAACTTTTAGTACTAGTAGATTGCAAATAGTGGGATACAAAACGCACCACTCAGAAACTGTTATATAATTTTTAACCCAGGGATAAGCAATGTCTTTAAATAACCCACCTAAGCCAAACACAGAACAAAGTTTGATTGATGCGTTTTTAAAAGGAGGAGGCAAAGTTACCAAAGGCAAAACCAAGCCAATGGCCTCTGAATTAGGCATTAGCAACAACAGCTGGAATCAAAAACTTACCAAAGACGAAAAAGCAGCAAAGAAGTAGTTGTTGTAAATTTACAACAACATTGACATTATTTAAGCAAAGCGTATCCAGTACTTGACTGGGTGCGCTTTTTGCTGTATAACTAGTATTGTTAAGGAGCAATAATCAGTATTGCTCCTACGTTACAATGCATAACCAAAAGGAATTCAATATGCGTACACTACTCTTAACTACAATTGCCACTATGGCCATCGGAACATCGGCATCTGCTCAAGGAACAAGCGCCACACTTGACACATTTGCTACAAAATCCGGAAACGCAGACACAGTATTTGCAATGGACGCAACTGCTGACTTTAGCTTCGGTATTACACCAACAGTTGACATGCTAGTAGGCGGCGAGTTGTTGTTTACAGACTTTCCAGATTCGGAAGAAGTTGAACTAGCCAAATGGTATATTGGTGTTGATTTTGGTGCTGTTGCTGCCACTGCTGGTAAGCAGAAAGACTTGTTCACCGGTTCACTTATGCGCGAACTCGGCGGAGACGCGCTTGCGAATCCAACTAGTGGAGAATATTCGTTGATTGCTAGTGCATCATCGGGCGCAGCATATGTTGGATATGACAATGTGACTGACAATTGGACCAACATCCAGGTTGCAGCATACTTTACACCAGCTGTAATGCTTGCACAAAACGTTGCTGTTGTACTCGACTATCAAAACGTAAGCAACGACTTTGCAATTGCCGCCGAAGTTAACGGCTCGTTCAACCAACTGAACACAGGCGCAGTTGCAACTTATTCAAGCACAACAGACGCGGTTGGATACGAAGCCATGATTGGATGGTCCATGGCAACCGTTGATATTGCTGGGTTTGCAGGTGGATCATCTGACACCGACTTGGTGGATTATGTAGGCGCAGGCGCAAGCATGATGTTCAATACTATTGAATTGTGGAGCGAAGTTGCTTACAACATCAACTCCACAGATTCGGACATTGCAGCAGGTGTAAGCTTTAACTTCTAATAGTTAAAACAACTATAACATCTAAAAGAGACAGGGAAACCTGTCTCTTTTTTCTTGACAGCAGTACAAAAACGTTGTATAAACAAGTATGCAAACATGCAAACACGCAAATACATAAGAGGACTACACACCATGGGTAAGAAAAAGAGCAACTCCACTTCGTACGTTTCAAAAGGCATTCACAGCAATGTTGCTAATTCTACAATGCGATTAGTTCGCGAAGGTTATCTTGCCAGCGGCAATCGGACGATTAATCAACGCGCAGCGTTTGATGCAGGCAAAAACGTGATGGTTACTATTCCAAACCCAAATTTCAGTGAGACTAATAAGCCGTACTTGCGGGTAAATGCCAAGACTATTTGGAAGTCGGCGACCAAGAAGTAATACACATGACATTGTCAACGACAGCGATGCTGTCGTTGATTTTAATTAAAGGTATAATTTATGAGTATGCATCTTATACGAGGTATGTCCTCGCTTACTACAAAAAAACGCAAAGGCAAAAAGAAGACACAAAGTCTTATTGCTGCCGAAGCACTGCACGAAGCAACACTTGCTCGACTCGGAGTTGGTAAGGTCAAGCTTCCTACTAATGCCAGGGGACAGCGTGTTGGTATCAACAAGATTCCAGATTACAAAGTCAAACGTGTAACCAGTGACACTATTCCTGCGCACGGTCCAGCAAAAGAACAATCAGTGTATACTGGAAATGAGATTGCTGGAATTGTTACAACACACAAATCAAACCTCATGCCCATCCGTCGCGACAACAAGACCGCTGCAACAGACGCAGCAACTATGCGACGATGAGTAAACACTCTTGAAAACAACAACTTAAATTAAAGTGAAAAAACACAACATGAAGCACCCAGTACAACAAATCATCATGGACGCCAACGGTACACCGCGATTTCGTGCCAACGCAATTGTAGAGTGGCTACTAGAAACCGGCAATGCAGACATGAACGCCATTGCTGTTCAGAACTTCTCAAAAGCTGACCGTCGGCAGTTTGCCCAATTGATAGGATACAGCACTTCGGCCTATGGCGGATTATCATATGCAGAAGGCAGTAAGTCTGCTAACATTGCAGACAAGAAATCTTTGCAAATGTTAGATACGACCAGCACCGATGCTACAGAACAATAACAATGTCTATTCACAGTGACTTAGAACAGCCATATCATGATGCAAGAATTGCAGCATACAACATTCTTGAACTGTATGTTGAAAAGAAACTCCTCAAAGATTACATACTTGTATTAGCAGTCGGTTAGGGATGGATTGTGTATAAGCCCAACGGTACTACTTTTTCGGAGATGGATTATCCAGAAGCACCGAACTTCAAACACTTGCGAGAAGTCATTAAAACGTTCGACGACACCTACGGGTTTGGAAATGAACGCATCACTGGAAAAAATAGATAAATACGTAACGAAGTTAAAAAGTAGACTATAAAAGCAGAGTGATGCTTTATCAACAGGAGGTAGGTGATGACTCATCTAATAGACATAATGAACCGAGCACAGCCGGTAACAGAAATAGTAGCAGTAGCAATAAAACCAAAAATGCCAAACACTCCTATAACTGCGGAATATCTATGTGCAATGTTAGGATCGTTAGAGCCACCAGTTCTAGAAGAGGTGTGGCATTTTAGTAAGACACCACCTGATGAATGATATTACAATAATTACGCCTCCGGATGTATTGCCAAACGACACATTTGGTCTTTTATTAATATTTCCGAGTGCAATACTAAAGTCACAGGTACAACAAATATTAACAACCGCCGGTTTGCCAGTAAATGTGTTTTTATACGAAGCACTAGAAGAAAATTTAGAATGGCTTCTACAATTAGTAAAAACAGTTAACATAACTATTATGGATGTTGATAACTCCTGCCCGGCAACACGGGCGTTTACGTCACACATAATTGCGCAACCATCTACTTTTTACTTGACAAACAACGGGTCAACCCCGTATAATATAATAAGCAAGAACAGAATTTTTGATGTATCTTGGTTAGAAAATATCCTAAGAGGAAATAATGAGTAAACACCAAAAGTCCGACAGACATCAAGGTATGTCAGTTGAAGTTCGAGGAAACGATGTACCAAAGGCACTTCGCAAGTTAAAGAAGAAGCTAGCTGATGACGGATTATTCCAAGAGATCCGGCGGCGCGAGAGTTTTGAAAGCAACGGTACTAAAAACCGCAAAGCAAAGAAGGCTGCCATCAGCAGACTTAAAAAAAGTCAACTCAAATCAGATATCTAAGAGGGTAATATGAGCACAGAAATTAAAATTGAAGAAAAAGTAAAAGCCAAGTTTAAAGAACCCAGTCAATACAAAGTTGTCTTCTTAAATGACGACTCAACACCGATGGATTTTGTTGTAATGTTAATGGTAGAATTGTTCAAGCACACGCCAGAAACAGCTCACAATCTTACCATGCAAATTCATGAAGAAGGCAGCGGAGTTGTTGGTGTATTCAGTCACGAAATTGCAGAACAAAAAGCAGCCGAGTCAACATCCATGTGTCGAGACAACGGCTTTCCTCTAAGAGTTAAGATAGAGGAAAACTAATGAGCCTAAAAGATCTTACGTGGAAATACCACCAAGATGCTGAACGTACAGCACATGCTCGCAAATTACTTGCGGGCATGACCCCTGATGAATATCACAAATACCTGTTTAACCAATATCACATCTACGTTGCATTGGAATATTATGCCACAAAACGCGGGGTACTAACCGGCATCGAAGAGATTTGTAGAAGCAGCAGTATTCATGATGACATCGAAGAGCTTAATAAGTTATATAAACTCAGCGCGCCAGTAGTATGTAACGTTGTAGCCGAATACATTAACTACGTCGAAGCACTAACAAACCCTATTGACATTCTTGCCCACATCTATGTGCGCCACTTTGGCGACATGTATGGAGGCCAGATAATCTCCAAGCGAAATCCAGGCAGTGGTAAGATGTACAAGTTCGACAATGTAGAAGAACTAAAGACAACTGTACGCGCAAGGTTGTCTGAAGATATGGCAGACGAAGCAAATCGGTGTTTTCAGTTTGCTATACAACTATTCATGGAACTAAGCAATGAGTAAGGTATGGACTGCACTATTAGGAATACAACAAGAACTGACTAGAAGCTTTGAGCAATCCGGTACAGAAATATTTGAACCAGGCATGGCCAAGTTCAATCAACCAGGGTGGATCAATCAAGTGTGGACTGGAGAAAAATATCGCCGTGCCCACATAGATGTAGTCGATGCAAGAGAAACCAAAGGGTTATGGATGATGCATTGTTGTATTTTTCCTCACCTGCACAACAATGGGCCTATCTTTGGCCTAGACGTTATTGCAGGTAAGAATAAAATTACAGGATTCTTTCATGACTATTCTGCAACCATTGATCCAGCACACGACATGATAGAAGCGTTTGGAGATGAAGCAGCAGCACTAGAATGGAAAAAGAAAAGAGCACTTCCTAAGTGGGCAGAAGCTATTTTCAGCGAACATATGATTGCAGCAGGAAACGTACAGAAGACAGAAGAGCTTGAGCAAATAGTTCAATTAAGTACAGATAGTATTTTTTCATATTTGGACCTAATTGGTGATTATAACTTTGCCGGAGACCACGACGAGATCAAATCTGCACAAAACAAATATGCACACTATCAAAAGCAAAACCCCCACACTCCAAAAACAATGACAAGTCTCGGACTCAGTGAGGATGATGTTACAGCTTTTGTACAAGATTGCCTATTTCCTGAAGTCAAATAAATATGTATATGGATTGGTCATTTAATTTTTTAAAAAAGACTCCTAAGATAGAATCAAAGGAATTGCATCAGAAGTCTGCACATGTTGGCCCTAATATTGTTTGGCTTCATGGTGCTGGGCAAACCAGTACAAGTTTTAATTATCTAAGATTGGTACTACCGGATTGGCCAGCAACACTTATTGACTACTCCAGTGAAAACAGCTTCTATGATAATTTAGATCTTATACACTCCTCTGTTTGTAGCAAAGAGCCTCTATTTGTAATAGGTCACAGTTTAGGAGGAATTTACGGATTGCACCTAACTCAACATTGCAACGTAGTGGGCGGAATAAGTATTAGTACACCATTTAATGGTTCTGTTATTGCCGATTGGGCCAAGTATATTATTCCAAGCTATCCGCTGTTTAGAGACGTTGGTTCAAAGAGTCGTCCTATAACAGAGGCTAATAGCATGCCAATTAATATTCCGTGGACCCAGATAATAAGCACCACTGGAACTGTTCCATACATAAAGGCGCCAAATGACGGTGTTGTAACAATAGCAAGTATGGAACAAAGAAAGGATGACATGGAATGCGTCTATGTTGAGAACACGCACTACGAAGTTATGTGTTCTAATGACGTAGCCCACATCATCCAACCACGATATGAAGCCCTCATGCTCCAATAGTATTTAGCTAAAGGAATGAGATATGAAATACCTAGAAGAAAAAATGTTGATGTATTCAATGCTGGCGCAGGGAAAACTTAAAAAAGCCGAAAAGCTTAAAAGACATTTGTTAGAACGAACACTAAAACGAAAAAAGAATGGCAAAAACTTTGCGTCAAAACACATAATAAAATAAGATTGACAACTTGTTAGTTGTGTAATACAATAAAGACTATGTAGTAGAGTGCCGCGCTTCGCCCGTCGCGGTCTACTGCTAAAACACTAAGTCCTAATGTATTTAATTAATATGCATTAGGGGTTACAAGCAGGAGTCCAACCCTGTGTAGCTAACGGGCGTCCACCAAAGGTAGAAAATGACAAAAGAAGAAGTAATCGAGATTGAAGGGAACATTGTAGAGGTGCTCCCTAATCAAACATTTAAAGTTGAACTTGACAACGGACATTATGTTACGTGTTACACTGGCGGAAAAATGAGACAATTTAGAATTAGGCTAGTACAAGGTGACAGGGTCAAGTTAGACATGACACCTTACGACCTATCCAAAGGACGGATAACATTTAGATTGTAGCTTAACAATTAGAGGTTGACTCTGTTGCGTGTAATTGTTATAGTAATGCATAAGCAACAACGGAGAGTTACATGGGCCAGTTTAGTTATGCATTTGACGATATACTTAACATTTCATTTGCTGCACACCGCATAAACAATGGGTATGAAAAGATTTCTTGTAACTATGCGGCTGATGCACATCGTTACAGCAACAGAGATATTGTAGCTCTTACTGCGGCTGCAACCCTTACGGCTGCAACCGAAGCCTACCGGCCTGCAATGCCTAATGGTTTTGTGCCTGCTGTTGTTACAGAGCAGGACAGGTTGCAGACACAGGCTACACACAAATTCTTCCGGCGCTTTACTATGTTGATACTTGGGGACAGCCTTACAGAATTTCAAAAAGACATGTATACTGCATACCTCCAAGAAGATGTAACTTCGCAAAACCTCGGGCTGCTGGCATACATTCCGTCATTTATTGAAAACGAAGCTGCCACAATTGCATACAAGCAGAATCTCAAAGACAACTATTACAACAGCCAAGACATTGCAGTAGGAAAATGGATCAACGGGGACGTAGAAGTACTCAAGCGCATTTACCTTAAACATCACGATCTTTATTTGTACTTTGTAGGGTTGGGCGGCGATCTTATTAGCTTTGTTAAAGACGAAAAGTACAATATAGGCGAAGTTGTTAGATTAAGAGCAAAGTCTAAGAAACGTGAAACCGAGAGAGATTCCGGGTTGACAATGACAGCCGTCAACTATGCGAAAATACAAAAACTGGAGAAGAACACATGAGCACAGAAGTATACATCTATCTGTTTATAACAGCGGTGATTTTCACCATTGTTGGATTCTCAAATGGTGTTAAAAAGATCTCAGACGCACAAAGAAAGTTTGTTATTGCATCAACCATTGAAAGTCTAATCAACGATGGGTACATAGCGACCTCTAAGGTCGATGGGAAAGTAGAAGATATCCTCACGATTGCAGAATATGACAAAACCCATTGAAGTCAGCCACCAAAACTTTGAAAGGTTCATAACCAAGCTCAAAGAAGATCATCCGCCTAGTGTGTTTTTGTTGCGCCGCAGGATGAAAGAAAAACTAGGGTTTACGTGGAGAGACCACACGGACTGGAATCAACATGAATCGCGTTACAATAAGAAATGCATCATGCTTGATTTTTACAGCGAGAAGAAGAGAACATTCCTTATTATGAAATACAGCGAGTACTTCCTAGGAGGTGATACCTGATGTCTGATAAAGCACACAAATTTGTCACGTTGTTTGATTCACTTGGATTTGAGTGCATTGTTGATATAACAACATACGAAAACCAAGTGTTATTAGCAACTCTCAGAGACATAAATGAACATGTTCGTAGTCCGGTTGATATAAGGCTCCTAGTTATGCGAGCACAGGCAAATCCACAGCGCTCACCAGAAATTTGGACGTTTACGGCCAAAGCAGGGATCAACGAAGGCATACTACTCGAGCTTGCAACAGATTCACCGCAGGGATTAGCAGATCTAATACGGAAGCACGGTACTTGTGTTTGGAGAATAGAACAAACACAACCAACAAAAAGAGTGATAATATGACTATGTATATTGACTTCGAAGTAGGGCAATCGCGGACAACACAAAGCGCCTCTGACTATTTGATGTTTGGATGCATGCCCGGAGGATTTCTAGAGGCGGTGCTGTGCAACGACTTGTTTAGAGCTTCCAACAACGCAGATCATCAAAACAGAGAAATACTTGCTAATATTGCATTTTCAGTATTTCAAAACTTTCCAAACGGCAGTTTTGGAAATGAGCAAATTATGATGGATTGGGTAAGAGATGTAGATGGCAGACGGGCCGCCTGGGCCCTAGCTGCTGAGAAGGCGTATACATGGAGAGTGTTAAAAGGAGAAGAAGATGAAAACGCGCCGCGCCCTACGTTTTGAAGTAAGCCTTGACCATCGACTCAAACAACGAAAAGATGCGTGTGATGCATATCGCATGCCGAGACTGGGCTATGCAAAATGCCTAGTGTTTCCTGTTCCGGAAAAGTCAAAGATTGTTGATTATGTGTTTCCAAACGTGCCAATCCAAGGTGGCACATTGGTGACCAAACCGACTAGTTCAAGTCTCTATAGTACAAGTCTCTATGGTGTACAATCTATTGGACGGGCACTGCGGCCCAACAACAGCTACGGCCAACTTGGTATACACGCTGCTGGGCGATTATCGGGTAAGTCTACATATTTGAGTTGGCAACTAGCAGCATATTTCTTCAATAACAATGACATTGTTATTCCTTGTATGAGTATTTCTGAAACAAAATGGCTCAAGCCCAAGCATGTGACCATGCTGGAGTTAAAAGGACATAAGGTAGTACCAGAATGACAAGGTACATTGAATATTACGAGTATACCAAAAACACTTATATTACTAGTCCAATTCAGTATTACTACATGCCAGTGAACAAAGAGTGTGTTGACAAAATAAATATAGATTACGGAAGTGATAGAATTTGGAGATTTGATACAAAAACTGACAGACGAGTTTGTATCAAGGACAGATACAAAAGCGGCGACGTTAGCAATGCCGAGTTTTTAAAGATTCAACTTACATCAGTACCGGTGCCATACAACAGTATATATCATTATAAGAAGTACAAGGCCGCAAAGAAATGATCAAGTTGCAAGGCAAACTTCCTCGAGATATTTATCTAGCATGCTCTGGCGGAATTGATAGTATGGCAGCACTAGACTTTCTGCGTCGAAATCACAAAGTAACAGTGTTGCACTATCATCACGGCACCCCGCATGGAGATACGGCTTATCGGTTTTTATCCGAGTATTGCCGTACAAGAGACATTGATTGGTATCCATGTGTACAAGAATTAGATGTGCCTGTGTCTAATAAGGAAGCAGAGTGGAGAACACGAAGATACAAGTTTTTTGACAGGTTTACTGATATGCCAATTATCACATGTCATCACCTAGATGATTGTGTAGAAACTTGGCTGTTCAGCAGCATACACGGCACAGGCAAAATTATTCCACGTACACGAGGAAATGTCTTACGTCCATTTAGACTCAATCGCAAGAGAGATCTAGAATTATGGGCAGCAATGCACAATGTGCCACACATCGAGGATGACAGCAACAAAGATACATGCTATAGTAGAAACTATATTAGACACACAATGATGCCTCATGTGCTACGGATTAATCCGGGCATTCATAAAACAATTGCAACAAAGGTAAGACAAGATGGATAAAGACTTTGAATACGAAGAGTTCGTAGACTTCATAAACTCTATGAAATCGTACATTTCAACAGACCAATACTTTGCTGAGTTTTCCCAGCAAACAAAAGATCCGCGAGTTTTAGCAATAGAAAACAGTCATGACAAATTAGAAGTTGACGTAGCATCAAGGCCGTGTTACAGTAGTGTTGAAAATCTACTTAGTGCAATCAGAGAGACATAATACTCCAGCTTGGGCAGCAGAGAAAGAATTACCCACATGATTACCAGAGAACAAATTATGTTACTGTATCTTGCATTAGACAAGTACCCAACTGCTGACACGGTTATAATTAAATATGAAGAGAACGGCAGCGGCCTTGGACCTAATGAGATTGCTATCTTTCAGGACCGTGGTAATCTGTTTAAACAAATTGCGCCAAAAGAATTAGGCCGCGAAGATATCACTGATGTAAGCACATGGTAAGGAAAACTATGACCAACCAACTAAAACCACAAACTCCAGCAACTGGTATTATCAAAAATCTTGATTACGGCGACAGTATGTTTTATACAGTTGTATGTGATTG